ATTGGTATGAACAGGAAGACCGTTAGTAAAGGTATTCAAAATCTTATGGATCAAAATATTATTTGGTGTGCGATTGATGGGGAGAGGAAAGTTTTGCGAAGCCTAAAGAGGGGCGTTCAACATAAGCATTTCTTGTTCGTTGGTTTAGGTGTGATGTTGGAGAGAGAAAGCCAAGAAGAGTAATTTATACTTTAGGGGGTTTGAGATACCCTTCTCAGCCTTCGTGATTGGTTAATTATACGTTAATTTGCCGCTTGTAGAAATTTGTTTAGGAAACTTACCCATTTTTACAAAATGTTTAAAAAGTTTTTTTTCATTTTTTATTGTCCATGAAATACCTGATTTTTGTATTTTTTTAATAAATCTCATTTTAACAGCTTATTTATAGCTTCATCTAATATTGGTTTTACAGATTTATAAGATTTTTCATCTACGACATAACCAACACCGTGTGCTAGCTTGCCCTTAAGAAAATTACGAGCATTATAAAATTTACTATGAAGTTGATTGCACAATTCTTCCTCTAAATTTGCTCTTAATAAATTTTCTAAATCAACATCAATATCAGTCAATACTTCATCTGCTAGTTTTACTAATTTAGCTTTGTTCATCAGTTATACCTCTCTTTTTGATAAGTTTCTTTAATTTGGTTTTTAGTTACTCGTCTTACTTGTTTGGTTTCCTCGTCAAGAAAAGCAACTCTTTTGAGATTATTTTCTTTGTAGTCTCCTCGGACGTATCCAAAAATTGTTGTTCCGTGTATTTGTACTCTAATCATTAGTACCCCTTTTTAATTTTAAAAAATTTATCTATGAAATCCATAAGCGGATAGTTCTTTTCACATTCAGCCCATGCGGTTATCTCATCAGCGAAATGCAAAAGCGTTTCTTTGCTTTCTGGCTCATAGCGTTTAATCCTAAATTTGAAGTTCTTGTTGTCCTCCGCTTCCAGGTGTTGCGTTGCTAGTTCCTTTGCTTGTTCGTAAATATATTTATTGGTTTCTAATATAAATGCGGTTGCTTGTTCTAGTTGGTGCGGATCAATCTTCATTTGATACCACCGTTCATTAGAAACAATAACCATAAACAAATTAAGATTGTCATAAATACTATTTTAGTTATTAGGTTATTCATCATCTTGCGCCTCATATATCCATTCAACTTTTAGATCGTCAGGTATATATTGAACCTCATATTCTTCTTCAGCCAGCTCTTGTTCTTCTTTTGTATAATGATGTTTTATATCTTCCCAGTTCTCTATGTGATTTAAGGGAAAATATCCTGCGCTGTTGATTGCATATTCTTCCGCACTTCCTCCCTGCATCCAATAGCCTAAAATCTCATCTTTATCGCTTTCTGAAAAAAGCCAAGGTATAAATGAATCATGGTTTAGTTTAAAAGTTGCTTTACTCATTATTGTCTTGCTCCTTAACGTGTTTAATTACTTCTTTATAATAAAAGGTATCGTTCTCAATCTCTTGAATGATTGCTCTGCCTACTTCTTCCCTCGTTGGTGCTTTGTTGCCTACAAATATATTAAATTCAATAGGCATAAACTCAACGGTATAGACTCTCTCAACATCTTTCACTGGCACTGTTTTAAGGTCGCGTTCAATTTCTATTAGTTCTTTTATTCTATCTACATCTTTAGACATTTTTTTCCCTCCTGGCTCTCGCCTTCTTGTTGGTGTTATCTCTCACCATTTGTATATCTGGTTGCATGTCTTCAAGTATTAGCTTTCTAACTTCGCTAACTGTAAGACCTTTTAATTCCTTGGTTATTATTTGTATGTCGCTGAGTTTAGGTATCCATGTTTGATGGTACTGCTTCTCGTGGTTGTTGATGGTGTAGCACCAGTCAATGATTAAGCCGTTGATGTTTATTGAAAAGATCATTGGTCTTGTTTCCTTTGGTAAATTTCAGAACAATGCCTCCCACCAGTATTACTCATAGCACAAGCAATTTGATGTAAATTATTAATAGGGTATTCCCGTAATTCATCTTTAGTTATGTAATCTTTTTCTTTTAAAAAGTGTTTTACATCTTTGGATTTTATGACCCAGGTAATAAAATCTGCTTCATCATTACATATATATATTTTCATTTGTCCTTATCCTCTAACTGCTCATACATATTTTTGGTTATGTTCTCTAAATATAAATCACATATCATTACGCATGGGTTTTCTGGTCCATAATCAGCTGAATCAATTACAAATAAACCAGTTTTTTTATTGATATTGCACCAACTCGCCCAACGATTGCCGATATATGTGGCATAACATTTAACATTACCTTTTCTCAAAATGTGGTAATAGGAATTTCCATTTTTCCAAAAATCATCATTTTCTTTTTGCTTGTTTATATATAAATTTCCAAAAAATCTTTTTAGATATTTAATATCGGTGTTTGTTAATTGTTTTAATTTGTTCTCGTGCTGATGTAAAACAATATAGCCTATTGCTTCATTTATATATTTATCTTTAATTTTCATTTATCTTTATCCTTAATGATTAGTGCGACTCCATAAAGACAGAAAGCCATGAACATAAGTATTAGTAATGTTTGTAGGTCCATTAGTTATTTTCTCCCTCAAAATAATTTTCTACTATGGTTAGTTGTTTCTGTATGTGTTCCAGGTCTTTGTCTAATTCTTTTGTGCTTTCAAAATTATCATCTTGTAAACAAGCTACAGAAATACTTGCTTCTTTTACCGCTTTTAATACTTTATCCATCATTTCCCCCTTTGTGATGGTTTACCGTTTGGATAGGTCAAGGCCATACTAAAGGCTTGCCAGTCCTCGGCTGTCATTATTTGCTCTACTTTGTGTATTGGCGTGTTATCTTTTAGTCCGTACTTCTTGCGAAGCTGCCCGATAATGCTTTTGTGTGATTTTGTTTTAATAGTCATTATGCCAACCTTAGAATTGTTGAATGATGAAGCTAGTTAATCCGTCTTTTTTATCGTCAAGAGGTATTAAAATGGTTCTGTCCTCTATATCCTCTAAAGATTTATAATCGTTCCCATAATCCTCTTGAAACTCTCGAATGCTGTCATATTCAGCAAATTCACAACATAGGGCAATTACATCTAATTCTATTGGTTCTCCTATATCGTCTCCTAATTCCTCTAAGTAATTATAGAGAGCTTTTAAACCCTCATATGTAAATTGTTCTCCTCTACCCATTTTGTGAAAGGCAGTTGAAAAATCGTATTCATTTATTGTAGTTATCATTGTCATGTTTACCTCCTAAAGTATTCGTTGACATACGTATTATTGCTAAATTCTACTTATATATCAATACCTTAAACAAAAAAACTTAGGGTTTTTATGAAGAATGTTGTAAGATAGGGGTCTAAGGAACATAAAAAAATTTCAAATATGGAGCAATTTTTGACTGAAAACGACAAGAAACCACCCAAAAAAGTGGGTAGAAAGTTAATTAATTTAGATTTGGAGCAAGTAGAAAACTTGGCTTCTCGTGGTCTTGGTACTACTCAAATTGCCCGTGCTTTGGGCGTTTCATGGTCAACTATAGACCGTTCCAGAAAGCGTTCTGCTGAATTTGAGGAGGCTTTAAAAAGGGGTCAAGCCAAAGGACTGGCCCAGGTTACTAATTCTCTTTTTACTTCGGCAACTGATGGCAACGTAACTGCCCAGATATTTTATCTAAAGAACCAAGACCCAAAGACCTGGAAGGATCGAGTCGAGAATGTTCACGCTACTATTAATTTGAATGATGTTTTAACTGGCGCAAAAGATAGACTTGGCGACTCTATGGCGACTATTAAAAAGCCTAAAGTAATAAACGCTGTTAAATCAACATCTACAGCTTCGGGCAAACTGGTAAATAACCAAGACGATATAAAGAACGATGATAATAAGGGCGGTTAGCTAATTCACATAAAAGGCATTACTGCTAACAGTAAGGGTTCGCCCACAATCTGACAAATCATGCTCCGATTTTAAATGATTGACCCCCCCTTACATTTTTTCGCACGGGTATATTACGTGTAACTGTTGCGCTAATTTTTTTTAATTTTTTTTGAGTAGAATATGAAAGAGGTAATAAAAGAAATAATAGAAATCACCACCATAGCTGGACTTGGTAATTTTCTACTATTCATCATTTTGGTAAATATATGAAATACGGTGCTGAAGCTGAACAACAACTAATGACCGAAGTTTGGTCACCTCAAGTTGCAGATGATCCATACAACTTTGTGATGTTTATCTTCCCCTGGGGACAGAAGGACACCCCCCTCGAAGATTTTACAGGCCCAAGAGAGTGGCAGAAAAAAATTTTAAAAGATTTATCAATTCACATACAACGAAATAAAGGCGTTCCAACACCAGAGATGTTTAGACTTGCTGTTGCTTCTGGTCGTGGAATAGGAAAGTCCGCCCTTGTCGCATGGTTAATACTATGGATGCTATCAACCAGACTAGGCTCAACCATCATCGTCACCGCTAACACCGAACAACAGCTTCGTTCAAGAACATGGGCTGAATTAGGTAAGTGGCTAACACTAGCAATTAACAATCATTGGTTCTCTAAAACTGCTACCACCATAAAACCAGATGGTTGGTTTGAAGAAGCACTTAAAAGAGATTTAAAAATAGACACGGGCTACTACTACGCCCAAGCACAGTTATGGAGCGAGGAAAACCCAGATGCGTTTGCAGGTATCCATTCATCTTACGGAGTATGTTTGATAATGGATGAAGCATCGGGTATTCCAGCTCCTATTTACTCAGTCTCCGAAGGTTTCTTTTCCGAACCTACAGAAAATCGTTTCTGGTTTACTTTTTCTAACCCTAGAAGAAACACAGGACCTTTTTACGAGAGTTTTACATCTAAACGTAAGTTCTGGAACCTAGAACAAATAGACTCACGCACAGTCGAGGGTACTGACCAAAAACTATTCCAGACCATGCTAGAGCAATACGGTGAAGATTCTACCGTTGCTAGAGTAGAAGTGCGAGGCGAGTTCCCTAACGCTGATGATGATTCAGTCATACCAATGGAACTAGCAAGAAACGCTGTCGACAGAGACGTGGCACTAACAACAAAAGCACCTATTGTATGGGGATTAGACGTTGCACGTTTTGGTGGCGATAATTCTGCACTATGTATAAGACAAGGTAATACTGTTCTTGAAATTAAGACTTTTAAATCGATGGATTTAATGCAATTATGCGGTGCAGTTAAAAACTTATATGACGACAGTACAGTTGTAGAACAACCACAAGAAATACTTATAGACGTAATTGGTCTTGGTAGTGGAGTTGTAGATAGACTAGCTGAACAAAATTTACCAGTAAGAGGAGTTAATGTTGCTGAAGCACCATCGACTAAGAAAAACTATTTAAACCTAAGAGCTGAGTTATGGTTCGCAATCAAAGATTGGTTGGTGCTGCGTAATTGCCGACTTCCTAATGATGATGAGCTTGTATCAGAATTGGCAGCACCTAGTTATAAATATACATCAACTGGAAAAATAAAAATAGAGTCTAAGGACGAAATGAAAAAAAGAGGTGTTAAGTCTCCAGATAAAGCTGACGCACTTGCACTAACGATGGCAAGTTCCGCTGCAAGTTTTAGTGGTGGCGAGAACTTTTTAGGGTATAATTTCAAGAAACCCTTGACATCAAGAATAATCAGAGTGGGATAAATTTATGGAATACGACAAAGATCAAGCAATCGAAGAGTTACAAGTAGAAGATTCTTACAATGAAGAAGAACTACAAGGCGTACTTAAGTCCGAAATGGATGACGCTAAAGACTTCATCGACCAAATAGACCAGGACAGAGCTGACGCTACTGATTATTACCTTGGTAATTCTCCAACAGCTCAAAGTTCTATGCAATCAGAATTTGTATCAACCGATGTTAGAGACAGCGTGTTATTCATGTTGCCTTCCATCATGCGTACATTTTTTGGTACAACTAAAATAGTAGAGTTTATACCTCACGGCCCAGAGGACATACAACTTGCCAAACAACAAACAGATTACATTAACTACGTCATCCAACAAAAAAATCCAGGCTTCAAAGTTTTATACGATGCGTTCAAAGATGCACTCATCAGAAAAACTGGTTTTGTAAAAGCCTACTGGGATGACAGCATTACTGCATCAACTCACGAATACACAGACATTTCTCCAGAGGCTTACCAAGCTCTTACCCTTGACCCTAACGTAGAAGTTATTGAAGAAAAAATTGAAATGCAAAGCATGACAATTATGAATCCTGAAACTGGCGAAGAGATAACACAAGAAACTCCAGCTAGTTACGATGTTAAAATAAGAAGAGTTAAAGCTAAAGACCAAGTGGTTATCGAAGCAGTACCAACGGAAGAAATACTTATATCAAGACATGCAAGAGATTTAAACTCATCACCTTATGTTGCACACAGAATGGTTAAGACTGTAAGTGACTTAGTGGCTATGGGATATGACAAAGAACAAATGGAAGAGTTCGCTGGTTCTGGAAGCGCAGTCGATGAAGACTCCTACGACTTAGAACAAGCAAGAAATCCATACGCAGATTTTACTGGTGTTGATAGAGCAGACAGTAATAGTAAAAGTGTTCTTTATATAGAACATTATGTTTTTTATGATTTAGATGGTGATGGTATAGATGAAAGGATTAGAGTATGCACTGTAGGGAATGGATTAAATATTGTTAATTCAACACCCTGGGATGATTTACCTATTACACTCTTC